ACTATCCTCTTCGTCGGCAGCGTCAGATGTGTATAAGAGACAGCACAATACTTTGCGCGGCAATCCGCTTCCTCGTTTCCTGTGCCTTCCCCCGCTTTTGTGCTCGGTCAAGTTCGGCCGTTGTCAGAATCAAAAGCATGCCAGGAACCTGCACCTCCCACGCTTTGTAGGAGCGCCCCTGCGTATCCTCTAGCCGCGTTGGAACCAACGCATATTTCATAATCTTCCCCCAGAAATGTCGATCCCCCAGCCTGCCTCAGGGTGTACACCTGGTGCCTGCTGGGGGAAGAACCTCGGCCCGTCTGCTGTATGGAAGGAAAGGCCAGTGTAGACCACTAGTCAGCCGATGTCAATGCCTCATCCTTCACCGGCATCCTCTTTCCACAACTTTTCCGCCCATTTCTTCCACTCAGGGATATCTCCCTCCGGGAACGTGGCAAGCGTCCCTTCCCACCCTTCGCTGTACTCGGTCAAAATACTCTTGAGAACATCAGGATTCACTCTCCTCTTTTTCGCCTCGGCATCAATCCACGCGAGGAGTTCCGCTTCCGGCATCCAGGAGGTATCTTCTGGCACAGGTACTGGCTGCCCTGGCTCAGGTTCTGGCTGCTGCGCCTTGACCCACGACTTTATCGCGTTTGGCAGCAGCGATTCTACTGTATCGAGGTCCTGCTGGCATTGAAGCTGGAACTTTTTGGGCGCGAAGTTTTTCACATTGTCCCATATATCGCCAGACGTTGCCCCACACGTTGCGGCGGCAGCCTTCACGAGCGCACCAGCTTCCTCCCGAATTTGCTCCACGGACTTTATCGGGGGAGTTGCCACCAGCGGTCCCTGGTCCCTATCCTCGTATAACTTGACCGTTGTCTCGCCCAAGGTTTCTGTGTTCGCGTACTCTGGCACGGCCATCCTTCCGGCGTCTTCAGGCTCTGGCGCAGTCAGTATGGCAGCAACCGACGGACGTGTCGCACGCAAACGGGACTGCTCAGCCTCGTCGCCACCAAACAGCAGCGCGGAATGGTTTACAGCCGGAATGGGTTCTTCCTCTTCGGGGACAAGTTGCAAATATTTCGCATGCTTCTTGAGCGCCGTCTTTTTTCCCATTTCCTCTGGCCATTTCTGCCACGGGTCTTGCTCTTTCCCAGGCGCGGCCAACCGAACCTTGTCCACTTCCTCGATGGTACACACCCGGACAAGCGGCTTTGCTGCGCCTTTCAGCTTCACGGCAGAAAAATAGCACCGCAACTTACCCCGATCGCCATCAATATGGCGCTGAAATTCATAACGCTCTGCAAGTTCATCGCATATGAAATGGTCCTCAGCGTAGACAGGCTCGGCTTTCGCCCATTCCACCCGGCCGGTACGATCAAGGGCACGCACAATCCCTTGATAGTACTCGACCATCGTTACTTCATACTGACTGGTTTTCTTGTTTTTGAACGGCAACATGAAGCAATCACGACCAGGAACGTGCCCCGCCATCGCCGCCTTGAGAGTCGCCTTGATAAAGCTCATCGGCGTGCACTCCTGTAGCTTTGGCGTCGTGGTAAACTCCATCCACAGTCCCGCTTGAAATTGATCCAACGACACATCACGCGGCAGCATATGGACAATTTGTGGAGTAGTGCTAAGGAATTGTTGTGAGAGCTTCTCAGGAACGGTCTGGGGAATTGGTTGTAATGCGGTCTCACTCATCGGTTAGTTCTCCTTTGATAAGGTTATCCATCGCTCTGTCGTGTTTATCCTGGGCATCGTTGAACATCAAGAGCCAAAACTTCCCCGTTGTCGTCGCTCGTCCTTGAAAAAAAAGACATTCCCACCATTCGACATCAGATGCTTGTGCGATATCATCGTGCTCAGGACGATAAAAGACGGCGTAACACACGTGTGGCGCTGGTCCCTTATAGGCATAAATCCTCACAACGGGCTCATCTCCAGCGGCCATACCGTGATTCTCGAGCATTTCTCGAATAATCAGAGGGTCCGTATACATCATAGATTCTTCCTCTCCCTTCCTCCGAAAGCGGGCCGGCTTTCCCGGCCCTGATGCATAAGGATTCTCCCACGGCCATCGACGCCGCTATCAGAGCCAGACGTCCATAAGCGATCCTTGCATGTTTATATCATAATGATATATACTTAGCGTGTCAAGAGATTTTTTTTCAGCGAGATAAGGGAGGTGAAATGTCGAGAGCGTCCGTTATCACCGACAAAGCAGTGCTTCTCAGAATGGACCCCACCGTCCACCAACGCTTGAAGGCAGAGGCCAAAAGACAAGGACGGAGCGTGAGCGCCCAGATCAATTATGTCTTGGTGCAAGAGTGCGGCAGAATCGCCCGGCGTGTCAGGGAGCGGGAGGAGGAAAGGTTATGAGCAAAATCAACACCTCCAAGGGCCTCCGCCCCAGTCCGAGCACCCTCCCACCTCGGGCTGAACAACTCGCCGTGCTGAAAACGGAAGGGTACAAAGGGCCAGCGCCGACAACACGGAAAAAGGCCCGCCTAATTCTCGAGGAAATCCTGAAGGAAAAGAGGGGAGCCAAGGGAAGGAAGAAAGGAAAGTGACGAGGACCCCACGCCAGACCCACCTGCCCCAGTGTTCCCGGCGTGGGCGTGAGACATCACCATGATTCAGAATATCACGCCTCCCCTGGAAAGGCAAGTTCACACTGCCATGACTCTGGGGAGGCGCAGATGTATTCGTTCTCGCTCACTCCTCTCGGGTGGGGATACGCTGCAAACGACTAGGCTCCGTACGTCGGAAGGTCACATTGGTTTTCCCCCCGAAACCCCAGGTCATTACCTGCGCCAATGCCTCGTCACCAACTGCGTCGTTGTGCAACACCTCCTCGGAGTCTAAGCTGTTGAGGTAGGCTACAAGTTCTTCAAAACTTTCCACGTCTTTTCTCCCCTCTTGCACGCGGTCGTCCACATCTCCACACCGGACACAGACAACCCCATAGCGTTCTGGGTGTTCACAGTGGGCAAGATCAGCATAAAAAGCCTCCCTGCTTTGCCCTTCCTCTCCTACCATGATCCCTGCGGCCTGCAACGCTGCCTTATGCGTGCGGATGTATTCACGTATGGCTTTTACCTTTTCCACGGCCTCCCTCCTCTCGCACTGAAGATCGTATGGGGGGAACCGACACCTCGGCTTGCACAATGGCACAGGTCAATGCTCCGCCCATCGTATGCCCATAAACAACACGCTTGTAGCCCTTCTGCAAATTGACAGTCCACATCTGTACATCGGCATCCCATCGTCCAATCGTCGCGTCAGGGTCCAGTCTCAGCAGTGCCAAAAATAATTGTTCGATGCCATCCATACGCTCACTCCTCTCGGGTGGGGCTACCTACTCTCAGACGTCCCTCGACAAAATGACCCACGCTCCCAGCTATCGGCCAGATAATACGGAGCGAAGAGCAGCGCGGTGTAGCATTCCGGGTGTTGATACCCCACACAGAAATCTTCGTCCTCGTTGACATAGACGCGGTAGCGACACAGCGTTGCCTTTTCGACGACCTCTCCGCACCATTCACAATCCCGATCACGTCTTATCCGGACGTCACGGTCTTGAAGCATATGCATTATGTGTTTTCCTCTCAGGTTGGGGTTTATCTCCACATGAGGAACCTACGGCCAGTTACTCACGCAGTATTCCCAGAAGTCGCAGACGGATGGGAATCCAGTGTTACTGGCCGTGCAAAGGTATCGTTTTTCTGGACATTTCCGCTGTAGATTCCCCATCCCCCCCCTTAGGGGGGACAACGGGGCTACAAATAAAGGGTATTTGGGAAGCTGGATTTCACTACCTTTTAACATGAGAACGCCACTTCAAATACCGTGTAATTCATAGAATTCTTTTCTCCACGTTCCCCCATAACCAGGCCGTCGCGCTGCAAATGCGCAATGGCCTCCTCCCGCTTTTTTCGCGTCCCAAGCTTACACGCAGTGAGCCATTGCACATGCGAAAGGCTTCCTCCCGGTGACGCAATGAGCGTTTGAATCATCGCGCTGTCTAGGTCGGACAGGTGGGCATACTTTCCGAGGGTACACCGGCCGTTGTCGAGCGCAATAGCAGCATGGGTAAAATGCTCCCCAATCCGTCCCTCAGTCCGCAGAAATCGTGTGTCTGTCTCCTCATCATGATGATAAATCATGTTGAGGTCCGCACCAGCTCTCAACCCTGTGGACCCCAAAATATCGAGCCCGCTTCCCGTACTGGTTTTCCGTGTATGCCCCAGAAGGACAATGGCGGTATTGGTTTCACGCGTCAGTTCACGTAAAGGGGTCAGCTTCTTTGTGGTTTCCACAATGTCGTTCATGTCACGCATGTCCAGCGCAACGTTCATGGTATCTACCACGATAAGATCGGGGGCTACCGATGCGATATCTGTCCGCATAATCTCCACCAGGTCCGCACTCTCCCGAGTAATCCGTCCCCACAACGGCATATCCTCTTGCAGTCCAAGCTGGGCCAGGTGCTTGCCTGAAACATTGTTGGGGTCTTCGAGTGAGTACAATAAGACACGCCCAGGGCATGCGGCCCGTCCTAAAAAATCTTTCCCAAGAATCACACTCATCAAGAGATGTCTGGAGAACGTGGACTTCCCTGCTTTCGGTGGGCCAGCAAGGATACTCAGCGTGCCTTTGCCGACCATGCCCTGGATAAGCCACTCCATTTCCTCCGTGGCAGCTAGGAGAAAATCCTTGGCCGTCAGGAGTGGACGCCATGCAGAAGGAGGGGCGGGCGTAGCCCCATTGCTCGTCATGCGCGGGATATCACTCCATGGTGGCGCATCGTCTACCGGTGGGGTTGTGTCGTCCTGCGCTACTATCGAGCGACACCGGGAGATATCAGATAACAGCCACCGCTCCCCTTGTGTCTGCGCCTTCACCCCGCCAACGTGCCCAGAATCCATCAGGAGAGTCACAATATCAGCATCCCCATAGCCGCCCCTGATCAAGTCTTTTTCAAGCGCTTGGACCATCTCCGACGTCGAGGGGTACTGCCCAAGCACATCCCCTGCGACCAGCACCATTTTCATGGCTCGCCGCAGAGCCAACGACGGCACATCCAACGGCTTCCCAGATGTCGCAACCCCTGCCACCAGCTCCACCTTGTCCGTCATTCCTGCAAAACACCAGTGAGGTAAAGACACCATCTCTACATCATCAAAGCCTGTATCTACTTCCTCGACGTAATGCTTTCCATCAATGATAGACGGTGGCGCAACAACATAGCAGCCGGTGCCTTGTACGTCGATACTATCATAGCCAAAGAACTTGCCTGTGCGCTTGTCATCCATCCTGGTATCGTATATACTATATAAGTGGTATCCTCCAGTAGGTGTTAGGACCATGGGGAGCCTGGGAAGTGTCCCATGCTTTGACAGGATAGCCTGCAAATCCCCGCTGCCATCCTTGCCGTGTTTGTTGTCGATATCGAGCACCAGCGGGCCGACCCCTGCAGGAGTACGGCCGCATGCAATACCTAGATTTGCCAACGGCCATCGCGTCCACCACCATTGGATACGCGTCCGGTCATGTGTGGCCCAGTAGCATCCACCTTGGCCCTCGTGATTCTTGCTCAGCTCAGGGTGTGGTGTCTTGCCGTTTGGAATGAGAGGGAAGACTGGGAATCCCCTCTCATTCCACTCTAATGCTGCCTCAAGCATACTCATTCCGTTGCTTCCTCTCCTCGGCTAATCGTGCGTTGATTAACAAGCTGGCCCCTGCCCGCGTGGCTGGCACCTCCCCAGCATAACCCAGGCTGCGCAGAAAGAGGAGTTGTTTATCGGTCGGGGGGAGCGCGGCTTTATTCTCTCGTGGTTTTTTAAGCCAGGTGAGAAACGTGCCACACCCACCGCACACCAACTTGGCATGATGTGGTCCCGTGCCAGGCTCTTGCCGATGATCGCCTATGAGCCCACATCGGATGCATGTTCTCTCTGCAACGCCCATTGCCTTCCCCCTTGTGGACTTTTCTGTTACACTCTGGCGTGTACAGCCTAAACCATGATGAGGCCATGCCCCCACCTGCAACCCAAGGGGGCATGTGCTTTAATTGCCTGCCAACTACTCGTCTTTTCCGATCACCGCTGGCGCCGCTAACAACCAGTACTTAAAAGCAAAAGAAGTTATCTCCTCTCCGGACTCGCCATAATTGCCAAGATAGACTGAGGTATACTCCTCCATCGTGAAGTCTCCCCCCTTCCACCCTTGAAACGTTGCACCCAAGGCTCCCCTAGCGTGTGCAAGCATATCCTTGATAGTCGTTTCCTCCTTCGGAGTAAATGCTAATTCGCTATAGTCTCCACGATCACTATGCGCCGAGCTAAATCCATCCCGAACAATCATGTCTTGATCTTGCCCTTCGAGCCACTCAATGAGTGCCCCAAGTGTCATTCTTCCCATCATGTGCTATCTCCTCCTCTCGGATAGGTTTTGTCAATCATCGGTTAATTGCCTCGCCATACGCCCCAATTCTATCACTTCCCGCTTGACATGTGCAAGGGAAATGTGACATACTTTAATCGATGAAACGACATACCATTTTGACATACCGTCTGAGGAGTTATCATGGTGCTAGCCATAGATTGGGGGATTGTCCACCGCACGACGGTTCGGTTGACGCCACTAGGGCTGGAACGGCTCAAAAGGATTAAGGCAAAAAGGGAAGGGCAAAGCGTCCGGCATATTGTTGAGCACGGGCTATATCTCTATGATAAACAACTGAAAGGCTACGAATCAAGAGACAAGAAAAAGAAGGAAGCCGCCCAGACGCGGCGGGAGGGAGAACATGTGCGATAGTATTTTTGATGACATAGACGCACGAGCCCAGCCTTCATCAATGTATGATAGGTGGAAACACTCCGTTGATTATGCCAGATTCAAACAAACGACCCAGCACTGGCCGCAAGACATGCGAGACCGTGTCATTTTTATTTCAGGAATTCTCGCCAAGGCCGGAGTACTGGATTTGGATGAAACGCCTGAAGTCATCGAAGTAGCCGCGGCGGGGAGGGGCAAATGACGACACAGGAAATAGAAGTGCTCTATCTGCGCATCGGTACGAAGCTTCGAGATAGCCGCAGAAAGCAACATATAACCCAAGAGACACTTGCCTCCCTTCTGGGCTATGATCGCACCTCAATTACAAATATCGAAGCAGGCACTCAACATGCCCCCCTCCATGTGCTACTGAACATCTGGGAAGCATTGGGGATCGATATGTCTGCAATGCAAAGAATGTTAGCCGCGGAGACGCGGCGGGAGGAGTGAGGTGAAGTATATTCTTAAGGACGGAGTTCCAGTCAAGACTGAAAACCTAATGGCTTGGGCAGAATGGTTTGAAACCGCTGACCGAACGATAGAAAAAACAATACTCCCTTCTGGCAGTGTTTCCACAGTCTTTCTGGCGCTCGATCATTGCTTCAACGGCGGACCACCGGTGCTCTACGAGACCATGATTTTCTGTCCAGGATTGCGGTGCGACGAGGAACAGCGCCGGTACTCATCACTTTCTGATGCCAGAGACGGCCATCAGGACATGGTACAGATGGCAGAAGAAGAAGCCGCGGAGACGCGGCGGGAGGGAGAGTAGGAAAACCATGGACGCTAAAACGCACCGGCAACAAGCAGCGTTGGCAAGCGTCCACGGTCAACCAGTCATTGCACTCTCATTCTACGGCTACTCTGATGGACATGTGTCCATGTGGCAGCATACAAATCATGCGGAAGACTACGAACGGGCCAAAAAGCTTTTGATTGCTATGCAACTCCATTTGACACAATTCATAGATGATGGGGCAATGTGCCCGTTTAACCCGGAGTTTCATCAACTGGACACGACGGACTAGGCCGCCCAAAGCGCGGCGGGAGGGGGAGGAGGAAGGGAGGGGTCGCAGTGAAACGACCACGGAAACCGCGCCTGGGATGTGACGGGTGCGCCACATGGTTGTCAAACACTGAGTTGCGCCGAGGAGAACGGGCCTGCTGTAATTGTCAGTACCTTCGCCTTATGGTACGAGTGGAGCCTCTCCTGGCACAAATACGCCAGGAGAATATGGAGGCGTTAATCAAATGCCTTCGGAACATGCTATGAAGAGCCACCAAGGCGCGTGGATTTATTGCACCTTCAGTCCTGCCTTGTTCACCACCCACGCGAAAAGCGTAGACTCGTCAACGCCCGATGCGGCAAGAAAAGCCGGATAATCTGCGGCGGTGATCGACAAGGGTGTTGTCCGTATTGCATTGCCTGCCCCGTCCAGGAATGCATAACTGACCCAGGCGGTTTGCGAGAAAACATCGATATGGATTTCTCGGAGGGTGACTTCGGTAAGAGGCGCCCGAGCCTCAGGCGTTTGCAACATCTTTTTCGCGCCCTGCGAAAGCGCCAAAAGCCCAAGGATGAGGGTGAGGGCGATAAGAGTGCTTACGGTTTTCATACGAACTCCTTCGTGTGTGAGAACGATTATGGCCGTCGTGTTACCCGGATATTATACGTTGCTGAGACGGGGTCCCGCGTTGAAGGCCCCACCACGTGAGTTCGCATCTCCACGGTGTCAGCAGCAGTGACGAAGCAGGAAAAAAACACATCCGCCAACACCGTTACTGGTGGCCCAACCTGGCAAAAGTCATTCGCGAGAGCTCCAGGAACGACAAGACCTAAGGTGATTCCTGTGTTCCCTGTCGCGGTACTCGGAGGATCAACTGTCAACGAGACATCAAAGCTTGCATATTCGTCGGGGTTCTGCGTATACCATGACGCAGTACCTGTGAGTGACGGGACAGCGCTCCACCCATCAAGATACAAGGTGCCGCTCCCTGCGCTCGGAAGCATACGCAACACGACAGACGTATGCCCGCCTGCCCCTACCTCGAACGTCCCAGCAATGTGTGTCCATATGTCCCGTGAGATAATAGGAGGGAGCCCCGCTGTGGCGACGCCCCCGTCAAAGAGAAACTGCGGGGTGATATCGACTCCGCCGGTGGTTGGGATAAAAATCCATCCACTCACCGCCACCTGTTGTCCACGCAGCAGCGGTTCTTGTGCGGCAGTCAGCACAACGATAGACGGTTGTGCCGACGTCGTCACGCCATCGACACGCAGCGAAAAAAGGCCATGTTTGATAATAGTGGCCTCGCGGGAGAAAGTGGGGGGAGACCCAGCAAAGCCCCAGCTCCCAGGAGGGGCAAAGGTCACATTATCTCGTCGTTCAGCAGACCCATTGATGAGGTAACTACTTCCGTCGGCATGCACTCCGCTGAACCGGATGAGTGCACTCGTCCCCCCTACAGGCTGCAAATAGTGCGTATTGACTCCGTCGTCTTCAACCGTTGCACCAGCAAACGCACTCGTGACCACTTCTCCAATGATCACATCGGCGGAGGCGTTATCAATACTAATCACGCCTCCTACATAGCCATCAATTTTTGTACGGTCTGCGTCGACAAGTTGGATATGTTTTTCCGTTGCAATGCTATTGGCCACAAAAACCTTGGGGCCGATGCGGGCCTGGCTATGGCCTATTACAACAATATTGTTTCCAAGTGCAGCGCCTCCGCGTTCTAAATGCAGATCATACAGCCACGCCTGCGTCCCTCCTTCAATCTTTACGGCAGCGTCAGTTAACGCCTGGTACGTCCCCTCGACCCGATTGTTTCCATTCGGCGAAACTGTTTTTATAAAGACACCGACCGCCACACTCGTGATGTCTGCTTTAATACGGTTGACGTTAAAGGTCCCAACCGTATCGCCAGGCGCTGTCGTCATTTTGATGCCGTTGGCGGGTAACGCATAGTCTCCACTGGTTCCAAACGGACTTTCATGCGCGCTCCCGCTGATAATGAATTCATCAATATCTGCTTCCAAGACGAAGTCCTGTGCCCACAGGGCGTAGCCTCCTACGGGCGTGCCACATATGACGTGAATACGATGCAGCAGCGGGAGGACGTGGTTGCGGATCACCATGCAATTATCCGCAGACGAGGCACCCCCTATCACGGAAAAGTCACTCCAGACCATATCTCGAATAAACACCGCACCCGCTGCCCCTCCAGCATCCGACACCAAGCAATTCGTCCCGGCCCCCATCGTACACGAGAGTTCCGACTGCATGCCTTGTCCTCGGATATCAATACGCTTTGTAAACGTGACCGTACTGGCGAGCACACACCGCGCCAAGGGCAGCACGACAAGACTCCCCTGGGGGAGCGTATTGGCTTTTTGCAGCGCTGCACTATCATCCGTCACGCCATCACAAACGCCACCCAGGACGGGGTCAGTCAACCGGAAAACCTGCCGCTGCGCATTCGATCCTCCGATGAAGTTGTCGGCGGCAGTGATTATCCCACCCGCCACGGTCACTTCAGTCACTACTATGCCCCCATCCGGGTCCACCGGACGCACCGTGACTTGCTGGCTCCGATACCGCGTCCCAAAGCCCAGCGCGCTCCAGCCTATCGGCACCCCAAAGGTGTCCTTGAACAGTACAATCCAATGGGTCCCGTTCACATTGGGCAACGTCACTGCGACGGCACCCTGTTTGCTATACGGAAGCTCGTCTCCATCCTGCACATAGCCTTCGCACGCGGTCGCCGCAAAGGTGAGCGACGATGCGGGGACAGCAAATTCACAGCCGATGACGATAAACGGCCGGCGGGCGTCCGAATCTCTGGCGCGGACTTCAGCGGCAGCAGCAGGCTTGCCGTGATCCGACTGCGCCCATACCGGCCCGGCCCACCACTGGAGAAAGATCACAAGCATCACGGCATAGCGTAGCATCGCGCGTCCCCTCATTCGTCTTTGTCCTTCGCAAAATAGTGGGCAATCACCGTACCTACCGGCGTCCCGATAATTGCAAGAAGCTCCCCGTTCACGCCCTCAAACCCCAAGGCCCGGAGAAACAATAACGCAACAAATCCGCCTACCAAGATCCCGCCGAGAATGGCCCGATTGATACGGCGAGGGTCCCAGGTCATAAAATGCTATCCCTTTTCTGTGGAAACCCTGTGGAAATGTTAGGGAAGGGTGATTACCGCTGTTTGTTCCTCATAGAATACCGTAGCGAATAGCTCACCGCTGCCGTCTGCTGGCCCGCCTTCGACACGCACCACGAGATCAGTGAGACCCGGGACCGGTGCCGGATTGTAGTTTGTGTACACGGCTGGGGTAGTCGTGGTCCCTGCAAGTCGTGAAATGCCGCGACCGTACACGCCATCATTGATCGACGTTCCTACGACAAATCCAGTGAGCCCTTGGCCATTCCCAAAGCTCGTTTCCACGAAAAGCAACACCCCATAGGGGATAGAACCGACCGGAAAGATACCGATAGGGTTATTCGCCCCTGTGCCTGACAAAATGGTATCGCCGCTGCTGGCCGTCAGGCGTACGGTCGCTTGTTGGCCGGTGCGGTTGGGGCTGGCTTGCCCGCTGGAGATCGAGCCGACATTATCTTCGGTGTACTGCAAATTCCCGAGCGAATCTTCAACACGGAACGAGTAGAGGGAATCCGTCAACAGGCGATACGTCAGACGCCCATCCGGGCCGAGTATGGCAGGATTCGTGAGCGGCACCAACCCTTCAAAATCGTTGAAAATTGCTTTGGGCGTGGTCGTGCCAGATTCAAAGGTAAACAACCGGCCGCCCGCAAGGGGAAGGCCATTTCCGTCAAACCATTGCGACCTGGGCTCGGGTGTGAGCAATGCAACTGCCATTTTGACCCTCTTTCTGCTATACTTTTTGTGTGGCTAGGCTTGCAACCGAAAGCCCGCTACCTTCACGGGTTGCCACACACACCTTGAAGGCAACCGCTGAAGGAGGTTGACCATGCCAACGCCTGCCTATTATTTCGCACACAAAGAAGAACTCAAAAAATACCAGCACGCCTACTACCTTATCCATCAAGACGAGTTGAGGGAAAAAACTCGTGAGTATAAGAAGACACACAAAGATGATCTCCTATACAAAGAAAGAAGAAAACAAAGCGCCCAGAAACATTATCACGCCAACAAAGAGAAACTGGGGGAACAAAACAAAGAGTATCGAAAAAAACATCCTGAAATGGTGAAAACCTCTCATAAAAAATGGACTGAGAAAAATCCAGGGCTCGCAGCAGAACGATCCCGTATCTGGTATGCTACAAACAAAGAATATGCAATAAAACGGCAGCGGGAATATAAACAAACGCATCTGCAACAATATAAAGAGTCTTCTCGCCGCTGGGCGCAAACAAATTCAGAAAAAACCAGAAAGACCAAAAAACGCTGGGCACAAGCAAACCCAGAAAGCGAAAGAGCAAAAGCCAGTAAACATAACGCCCTCAAGCGCGGAGCAACTATCTCTAATCTCACCGCTGCCCAGTGGCACATGATCAAGGCTCACTACGACCACCGCTGTGTGTACTGCCAGAAGAAGTTCCAACGGTTATCCATGGACCACATCACTCCGCTGTCCAAAGGCGGTAACCACACCATGTCGAATATAGTCCCCGCCTGCCAATCGTGCAATAGTCGAAAGAATGCAGGCCCCGTACCTGTTCCCGTGCAACCTCTGCTCATTTAACCCTTGCAACATACCGCACAATGCGGTATGTTTAAGTGCATGAAAACAAAACACAAAACCAGTCTAATGTTGTCTGGGACCGCCCGCGTATTGCTTCGTGGGTTCGCCAATGATGCCGGAATCAGCCAAAGTGCTCTAGTTGAAAGTCTTTTACGGAAAGAATGTCGCATAGGGCAACCTTCTCACGAAACAACACAGACCACATGCAGATCGATGATGGCGCGAGCGCACGCAATATTTGAGTCTGCATGTGCAGGGGAATTGTCCTGTGTTGAGGCACTTAAGGCCATAGAAACGCTCGAAGAAAGGACCACCTCATGATTCTCCGCCAACTTAACCCCATCACTCTCCACGGTGTCACAGTGCTCCAGTCCTCGTCTGTAAAAAGGAAACCAGGGGAACCCCTTGAAGACCTTGCTGGCCGCTACCCGCTCGCGTGTATGGCCTGTGGGGCACGCCTTGGGACACGCTTTACGTCAGAAGAATGGCTGGTGTGTGACCTGCATGCTCTCTCCACAGCTACACAGGAGGCCACCTCATGACCGCTCTTGACGTGTGGGCCGGGCTGATTCGCTTTGACCTGACCGCGTTGATCCCTTCGGCGGTATCGCTTGGAAAGTTTCTGTTCATCGTCCTTTTCTGCATCCTGTTCGGCGTGGCCCTCAAGTTTATCTCTGCCCCACTTGAGCGGTTTATCGAGGCAAAGGGATGGATGGAACCACGCCGAGACTAGCCTGTTGACGCCGTTCTTCTGCTCCTGCTAGCACGCTAGCAGGTTCGGAAGGCGGTATCGCTTCCGCCGTTGCAAAACCAATGATATCTTCCTCAAACCCTTCTGGGGTTACCGCTCGTCGGGCGAGATTTATGATAGATGCCAGCACCCCAGGCCGAACCGGCTTGGCTTTTCCCACCACATCCGCTTTCAACCCCGTCTGGATACCTTCCAGAAAGCCTGGCAACTTCTTCGGATCAGTGATGAGAAACTTGCCAGTTTGCCGCATCAGTTGCCCAACAAACGGCGCCCGCTGGATACCTGAGACGTCACTGGCAATAGACTTTTCAATCGTCGCAAAGAGAGGCTGAACATCGGCTAACACTTTTTTCATAGCTCCTTCTGCCCCTGGCGTTGCTTTCAATGAACGGTTAACCGCTTGTGCGGCACGAGTACGTCCGCGGCGCAAAGCCGTACTAAACCGGTTGAGGCTGAACATATCAAAGACAGCATCTGACGTGGTATCAATGTTATCTTCAATAAAATCATCAAGCTCTTCTGTCGCGCGCAGACGTGCCCAGCCGCGCCGCGCTTCTAGGAGTTTTTGGGCATTGGGGCTCGCGGGCGCAGCCTTCAATCCCGAGAAAATCGCATTGTCTATTTCACGGTTAAAATCCCGCATAAGCTTGACAGCTTCAAACTCTCCGCCGGCTTCTGTCAATTTCCGTATCTGGCTATGCAATTGCTGCAAGTCGCCAATATCATCGACTGCACTCCCAGCTTTTAACCGTGTAAACAAAGCGTCCCATCGGCCGCCTGTCTTATTGAGTCGGTCTAAAGCACGAATTTCGCGTTGAATTTCCCCAATCTTCCCAGGAGCACCGGTCACTCTAAAATCATCAAGGAACTTGGCCACATCATTAAGGACGATCTGTTCACCAGAGGCACGAACATCATCAAACAGCTTAGTAACTGTTGCTTTTTCTGGTGCCAAAAAAATCTCTTGCGGCGAGGTGCGCATAACTTCAGCCGCTTCTGTTCGTCGAACAATCTGCGCTTGTGGCGTTCCGCGAGGGAACGCTTGCTTTGCACGCTTCAGCAACATGGCTGCCGTTTCTCCCACAGCTGAGAACCCCATCTCAGCACCCACTTCTCCCAGAGAAGGCAGCCCTTGCCCTGTTAAAACCCGTTGACCGGCCAGCCCAAGCCCCGAAGCCAGACTGCCCCCAATGGTCGCGCCGATTTTCGGCAGGCCTACCCGTGCACCAAGAGCCCCGCCGCCAAGTTGACCAAGAAATTCAGCGCCGCCAGTGGCAACCATTTCCCCTACGGTCCCTTTGACTCCTTTTTGCAAGACATCTTTGGCAAAAGAGAGCACTTCAGACCCTTGGACAACTTTTTGCCCAAACGACGTACCCTCTCGCATCTGTTGTTCAGCCAACACCTGAAGCTGTGCTTGCCCTTCTGGTGTGTTAGGAAAGGGGAGGTCTGTCGTAACCTCAAACGTGCCTTGCTCGGTCGTGACCTCATACGTGGCCATATCAGTTTATCCGTCTAATGCTGAGAATTTTCGGCGTGCCTGAGACTGGAGCAGCAGCTGGAGTAAGCGCTCTGTCATCAACAGTTGTCCCTTGAAAGATCGACTCCCCACGAGCCCGCCGCGTTTGCGCCTCTTCTCTCGTAATGGTCCCTACATCGATCAAAGCGCCCTCATGTCGTTGCAGCAAACGCAACATGCCTTCTACGCGTGTCGTGAGCACATTGGGCGCGACATTTTGCGTACCGATCTGTTTTCCAAAACGCACAAGTTCCCCGGCGTTAATGGCGGCCCCTGACTGCACCCGAGCCCATAGTTCCTGGGCGAGATTGAGCGCTTGGCGAAATTCAATTTCCTGAGCCGAGACTGTTTCTCCCGCAATGCGCTCTCTCAATGCCCCGGCTGGCCCCTTGAAAAGTCCAACAAAATCTTTGTCAAATGTCCGCTGCACATCTTCCAAGGCGCCGCGTAGCTTGTCAACAAACACCAGTGGCGTTTGGATATTCGCAGGAAGCCCCTGTTGCCCAAAACGCGCCCGCGCCTCTGCCTCTCGCAAATCAAGGCGTCGCAGTTGTGCATCAACAACCGCTGCCTCAATCTCGGTATCTGACGGGGTGACCCCAGGCCGGAGGAGTCCTGCTGCCCCCAAGGCATCTCTAGCGCCTTGGCTCAATCCTTTGACTACTTCGGTAAGCTTCCCCGTGCCTTCCCGTGTCAGCCGTCCTTCCTTGGCTGCCGCAAGTTTGGCCAACTCTTGGTCAATAAACACACGGTCATCGGCGACTTCTTCGGCACTATCCTGCCCCAGCCGCTTGAGTTCATCAAATTCGGTTTTGTTGAAAATAGCAGGAATTTTGCAGTTCGGCCAAATACTGCACGCAATCTCTTGCAGCCGGGGGCGATTCCGCTCAAGTGATTCCTGACTCGTTATCACCGCAGCAATATTGCCGGCTGCTTTCATCTTCGTCTGTACTAAATCTATCTCCTGCTTTTGCAAGTCAAGAGAAGCTTTATGATTCGCTAATTCCTTTGCCCCACCCTCCGGATCGCCCAACCTGGTCCTGATGGCTGCCCGAGCAATCACATGTTCAGTGGGAGGCAGCACACCCTCCTGTGTTACTGGAGGCTGTCCAGACATGCCCAATGCTTGCTGTGGAGGCTGAAGACCTGGCGCTAACGCTTGAGGGCCTATCGTACCACCAGGAAGCTCTTGGGATACCTGCCCTTGCGGCACACTCACGTCTTGAAAGGGGACATTGATGGCCCCGGCATCTCCTGGTTGTTGTCTTCCCTGGCCCTGCCCCAGCGCTGCCAGCGCTTGCTGAATCTGTGCCGCTTGTGCCGCTTCCTGTTCGCCCTTGGCCAGGAGCTGCTCATTGAGTCGCCCGCGTTGCTGCCCACGCTGGAGTTGCCCCAGCGCAAGAAGGGTCGGCGCAATACTTCGCGTCTGGACTGGGCGAATCCCTAAGGGAATTCGGAAATCGATTTCAGCCAACGCTCTACCTCCTGTTAGGTGAAAGGCTGCGTGGGGACATTCCCCGTGGTCGTTATGCTTCCGCCTCCACCACCCAGCAATCCGAGCTGTTGCAGCAAGAAGAGGTTCTGTGCGCTTTGGCCAATATTACCCAACCCCTGGGTGATGGCATTGGCCTGGCCGACAGTCCCTACCGCGCCGATATTGCCCTGCGCAATCAAGTTGCCAGAGATGGCCCTGCCGGCTTCTAACGCCGCATTCCCAGCCACCGCGCCGCCTTGCAGAATTGTTTGACCACCACCGGCACCAATATCAGCCCCTGCGCCTACCCCGACACTGGTTGCTGTCTGGCCAAAGCCTGCAAGACGTGCCAGGAGGTTGGCCCGGTCCAGGGTACCCGCCCGGTCTGTCTGAAAGCGCGTCAGCGACTCGTTGAAGTTGAGGCCACGCTCCTGTATAGCCCGTTGTTGTGCCGCCCCAAACTCTTGTGAGGCAAGGCCGCTGCTAAACTCGGTCAGATCCCGGAGCTGTCCACCGCTAACCAGCCCCCCACGCGCAGAGGCCGCACGGTTGAGCGCCCGCTCGCCCTGTTGCAGTCGAAATTGAAAGCCTGGGTCTTGTTCAAACTCTTCTGCCCCAAATTGGAACGGCTCCGCGTCAGGCTGAAACGGTTGGGCTAATTGCTGCGAAAATTCTCCGCCCGGGGCCGAAAGGCCCGCAAGCTGCGTAAGCGCTTCAGTCCCGGCCTCGCGGAATGGTCGCAAGTCCTCCCGACCGACATCAAAAATGCCTTGCTGAAAATCCAGCGACCGCTGGACGGCTTCAAGCTGTGTTTCCCCCGCCAGGCGGGCAGCTTCAAGCTGCACTTGCCCAGCTTCCTCTGAAGCCGAGGCTTGGGTTCTTGCAGCACTCGACGCCGCTCTTGACTGGATAAGAGCAGAAACGACACTCATGGCTAGCCCTCCGTGAGATTAGCTGCCTGAGCTATTTCCTGTCGAATAACACCAGTATGTGCCTTGGGGCGTATCGTCAGTTCTTTCCCCTCGATTTTCTTTTCCACCACCCGGGCCTTGAGTTCCTTAAGACTCATCGATTGAATTTCTAACACACTCGCTTCGACTGACATTGCCCTCTCCTACAGTTTTTTACTATGCAAGGTTTCAAACGGCTCAAACCCTTCGCGTAAGAGGAGAATCTCAACATTTTTTGCCAATGACGTGCTTGCGATAACGTGTTCGCACCCTTCCGCCTTCAGGAGTTCCTGAGCCTTCTGGAAAAGCCGTAATCCCACAAACCCTTGACGATAGGCCGGGGCCAAATACCACGAGTCATCAACCCCAGTAAGGACGTGTGCGTAGTGATGATGCACAATGATGGTCCAGCCAGAGAATCCTACAAGCTTTCCGCCGTCGCGGACGGTCGCCACCACGAGCCGCCCTTGTTCTTCAAGCATTTCATAGCTCTCACTCTGCAGATTCAGGTGGTCTGGCTGCGAGTCGGCCCGGACTTCGGCCCAATAGTCATCAATAAGCCCACGGACTTCGCTTTCGGATCGCGCCCACGTGTCTCGCTGAATGGTAACGTACTCAAGAGACACCTGTGGGACTGCCGATGCCGCTCTCTGTAGGCGCCGCTTGGCACGGTGTAAGCGTCGTATCCATGCATCAAGCTCCGAAGCATCAAGCTGCGAGACCCAGGCGACAGGATTTATGTCAATAGGTTTCTCTAGAAGACTCATGAAATCTCCACCCCGGAAATATACCCCTCGATGCCCAGTCCTTGCACCTCAATTTCCCCGCCGGGCTCCAGCACCTGATTGATCAGCTCTGAGCCGAAAAACGTATTCCCGACAGCGACGGGTTGTGCCTGAATGACTGTGCGTGCCGTGCCTGCTGTGCGAGGATTGAGCGTCACCGTCAGGTTCACGACACCTCCCGTCACATTACAGAACGTAGCGGCCTTCACAACGCCAGTCGTACCGACTGGAGCAGTATAGGCATTCGCTAAGGATGCCGTTAGCACGCCGTCAAACATAGAAAGATTGTTAACCGCCATAATACAATGTCCTTATGCGGGAACAAAGAGGGCCCTGTCGATACGCTAATGAGTGTTTTGGTACGTCTCCTACCCTCCCGCGTCAAGTTTTGCCGCGTCCTGGGCAACGCGAAGAAGCAAGGCCTGCGCCGTCGATACTTCAGAAAAAACTTGGGCCTGCTCAATGGCTGCCGCCAAACGTCGCACTTCATGCTCGATAGGTACTGGAATGTCAATCGGGTCTTCGGGACGACGTGAGACGGCAACAGAAATATCAATAGGATCATCGCCACGACGCGGGACGGCAATATCGCCTTGCTGAGGGTCGCTTTCGACGTCTGTCAGCCCAGCCTCCAGGCTACGGATAATACGATCAAGCGCCTCAAACCACGGTTGCCAAGCCCGGGCCACCAACCCTGTAGGTTCATCCGTCAACCGAGATCGCAGCAACGGCAGCGTCAATCGCTCGCGTGTTTCACCCATCATCGCACCTGCAAATAGCCGCTAAACATAGCAAACTTCGCCGCCGCCGTAAAGCGCATGCGGTAGGCTCTGTCATATGGCCTCCCCAGCTGCCGCCGCTTTGCCCTGACCCGGAATTCTCCTTGCTTCCCCAGTGACATAGGATGCTCGTTGCTCCACGTCTGCCCATGCGTATCAGACCAAGAGAGGGACATCTGCGGGTCCAGGGCAGGGCCAGACGCTACAGACTGCCCTACTCCCACCTCCATATCAATTTCCAACGAAACGTGTGTTGTGCGCTCTCTCGCAGTATGCCAGTACGGCGCTACCCGTATGCGGGGTAATGGTTCCTCAGCATTCGTGTAGGTGTCCAGGCTGCTTTCATATACCGTCCCAGTGTTTTGACTACCCAGGATGTGCCGGCCGAAGGCGTGCATATGAAGCCATCCATCATGTGGCTTGATAAGACCATCGATTCCCAATCTCCCTCGCTCATGCCATAACTGAGTTGCGGCATCAAACACCCACGTGTGCGCCAACGTTTGGACAACAAAAAACCAGTGCCCTTCCTCTTGATAGCCAAAGGTGGTTATGCTCGCTTGGTCAACCTGGTTCAGAGCCGTTTCTATAGCATGGGTCGAGATACGTTGTGGGGCGTAGCCTACCGCACGCCAGACGATACCCGGTCCTTTGTCGTTCCCCCCGACCCAATAGACTACCTCATTTAGTTCCACCATGGTAAACGGGCTCGCCGTTCCCTGCTCAATAAACGGATTTTGCAGGGGTTGGAAAGGACGAGACAGTGCGCCGGTATTGACAAACACCTCCACCGTCTGCGTGCCGAAAACCCACATTTCGCTATGACTTCGGTGGAGGCCGACAATCAAGTCTGGACTGCTTTGCGCACTAGCAAAGTCAGGACCCAAATAGCTGAGCCCGTCCAGAGCCAGGCTATGAAAGAATTGGTTCGTACCGCTGTGGTTGAAGAGAAAAAATTCATCAAGAGAGATGACCGTATCTGTTGGCAGAAAGTCAGGATCGGTAATCTCCTGGAAAACGTTAGTCGCCAAATTCAAAATCCAGCCACGCCGGTTGGCCACAACGCACAGTTCAAGACTTGTATTGTCCATCGAGACACGTGTACCATTGCCTGTCAACGTTCCACGCTCCACAGAAGTCGTGGGGCTGGTCAACTCGATAAGCTTATCTGCCTGCACCACAAACGGCCGATTGCCTTTTGTGGCTACGTGCATCCCACGAATGCCACCTTGCCCTGGGAAAGTCTGCAGCACAGCGAGGCCAGGCGTGCCGTGCAGCACCGCAACGTCCTTCGGGTTGGGACTTTCCGCCAACTCTGGGTACAAGTTCACACAGCGCTGCGCATCGAGTGTCAGACTACGAGACTCGTAGGCAGGACCGACAAAGGCGAGTGGAATTTTCGGCATGGCTTACTTTCCATCGCAGAGAACACACGGCTTTGTGGCACATGTCGAATGAAGCCCGAATTCTCTTTCCGGTGGGTCGAAACGAACCTGAGAAGACGGACCATACGTAGCAAGCGCAGCAATGACTGCGTCTCCCCCTACATGTCTTTGCAAGGCCTGAGCAAGCAGAGCAATTCCATCATCATCAATTTCTATGGAAACCTTACAAAGTCGACAGAATAAATCAACCTCTTGAGCATATGAGATTCCGCACTGCCACTCATGTTTACACGGCATAGCACACTCTTTTTCCTGCTAGCGATACCCTCTGATCCCACGATTATACCCGTAGACGTTCGCACTGCCCGGCAGACGGCTATCAAGCAACATGACCTCACGCGGGCTATTGTTCGTCTTAATCACGCGCTTGGTCTGTGCCGCCAAACGGGCCAGCTTTGGCGGAAACACATCCACCTCGTATTCCGGGGCCAACCATTCCGCAAGATTGTAGCGTAAAGCCGCTGCATAACCTGTCGGGAAGGCAATGGTGGTATCAAGGCTGGGAAAGCTCCCAAGAGACTCCCAGGGATACAAAAAAAGCTCGTCGGCGACCGTTGGTACGGGGTATACCGTCGCAGTCAGCACTGGAAAGGCGTCATCAAAGTAGATATACCAGACGAGAGAGTTCGTTGTTTGGGGAAGGGGAACCGCCCGGTGCTGCAAATCGGTAAGGATGGTCACTGGCACCTTCCGGCCACTCGATACAAATCGAAAAGAGACGCTATCTACCCGGTCAGGACGCGCTAAGTCCCAGTCCCCACCCGGGCCCCATGTATACGTAGCCTTGCCGGGAACGAGCGTCTGTATCACCTCTGGCATTGTAAAGACCATGAGGCTTTCTAGGCTCCACATCTCCAGCATTTCATTGGCACTTTGGCGCGCATCTTCGGCCTCGTCAGCGGTAGGGAGCTCCCCTTGTGCCGTTGCGCCGAGCGTACGTAGTGTACGAGTGATCAGATCACGGACTGTCGCCATTATGTACCTTCCGAGGGCGCCCGCGTTTACGTTTTATAGCAGGGATCGGCACAAAGGGTGTTTCAAAACCTGCATTGATTTCCACGAGCGAGACCGCCCTATGCTCAGGCATTACCAGGCCCGCTATGACATCGATATCAAGTTCCGTGTTGATGACTATCATAGGTTCTTCTGCCACACATGCCGGCTGTGGATACCGGCTCCAACCACTTCCCAGTGCATTTTCAGCGGCCTGGTTGTCGAGCCAAACCTTGGCACCAGGCCGATAGCGAATACGAGGGTCGTGTGGTTGGAGCGGTGACATAGTCGCTTACCCATACACGACAGTAGCCATTTCCGGCCGTTGAAGCGTCACGCCCCAGAGTGCATCCACCCGGCTGATATAGTCGTAGGTATCTGCCCGGAAATCCTGGATAAAAGTAAAGGCCATCCCCATTTCCTTATCCTGCACCCGACTTGCCATGTGCACTCCGCGCGGCAGCGGCAGATCAACAAAGGCCAGTCCGATGGCTTCCGGGTGAAACACCATGTTGTCCACGCTTGTGGCATTTTCCGTCCCGAGAAAATTCAAGGCAACCCCATCAGCAGGAAGTGCAACGATTGTCGCACGAGGTGCGAGGCTCGCCGCTGCAGCATTACTAATCATCGGCGGTTTAAAGGATATCGTTAAATTCCCTCCCCCATCAGCTGTGCCATCAGCCGTCACCACAAATGTCCGCAAAGTTCCCGCATCGGACAGGCTTTGCGCGCGTACCATGTTAACGCCATCAACCCCTAGCACGCCCAATGTGAATCGGTCCCCTTCCCTGACCGTCGCCACCGTAACGGTAAACCCGTCAGTCACAAGCGTTGTCGCGCCCTCCGCCGGGATACCATTTGTCACGGGCGTACCCACAAAGTTTCCTGCCGTATGGACCCGCATATTTTGATCCATCTCCCAGCGGAAACCGCTGACCATATTCGGTCCACTCATGCTTCCTTCGGTAAACTGCTTTGAAATGGAGGCTTGAGCATTAAATAATCCCTTGCTGCCCTTAATCACTTCAGCCTCAGCGCGAGGATCGACCAACGCGGCCCGCATTCTTCCCTTCGGCACACCCTCAAAGTCAAGGAGCACGCCTCCATCCAAAAAGATATCGGTATTAGCTGGTGCCGTTCCCGGCGTCCCGACCTGGTTGTATACGCCAATGGACAAATCACAGACGGATTGATCTATCGCGTTGGCAAGCGGTGCAATTGCGGGCTCAATGACTTGCGCCGAAAAGCTATTGATATCAAGAAGCATGTCGTTGGTCGTAAACAGCATAGGCACGTGCTCCTGTTGGAGCGTCAATGTGGCGAATTCCTCGACATGATCCTCAGGAACCCACGCTGTGCCAGGGACCGACTTATGCTTGGCCGGGAGCCGGATATCTAAACTTTGTCCAATCTTTCCTCCTGAATTTGCAAACCGGTCATCATATCGCAGGGTGACAAAGCGTGTTGCAGACAGGTTGTTGCGCAACACCCTCGCCACCTGGTTGGTAATCATTGCAATGGTCAGTAACGTATTCGCCATGGTTGCCCTCTGTGAGGGGGCAAACCTTAGCCAGTGCGTACATCATGCTGGTCTGCCCACCTGTTGTACTCAGATGGCGTCATCTCATCGGGCGACTTTGGAACCGTTGCGGCGCCGGGATTGACCGGGGGAATCGGTGGAGTGACAGGCGTCGCGGCAGATACGACAGGTGTTGAGGGGGCAGGCGTCGCTGCCGGAACCTCTTCGACGCGCAAGGCGCGCACCGCAAAGTCTCGAACCTGGTCAAGCTGCGACATTTGAGAAACACGGGTCAACGCGCCCGGCTCTTTCAACAAGCCATGCAGTATCTCTGCACCTTGCGGTGTTTCGGCCAAATGACCCATCACCTGGTTGAGCGCATCTTGTCCTAACGTTTCCGTCGTCGCTGCCTGCTGTGTCAAGGCTTCATAGTCGTCATGCCGTAAACGCATATCCCGTACTGATTGACCCCATCGAGTCTGTATCTGCTCCGCCTTCGTGGCTTGTTGCGCCACCTGGCGTTGCTCCCGATCTGCCGTCAGCACTGCATTCGTTGCGTTTGTCGCCTCAGAGATCGCCAACGCCTGGATATACCCGTCGGCGTTATCGGTAAAATCGGTCGGGTTTGGCGCAGCCACAGGTTCCGGCGGGGTTGCCGCCGTTTGCTGCGCTACCAATTGTCCTTCCAACTCTGCGATACGCCGGTCTTGTTCCCGTGAGGCAGCGCCCGTGGTGGCAAGTATCTCGTCGATCCGAGCTTGCACACGTTTGCTGTAGTGTTCAGGCGTCTCCGTTACGGGAGGCGTGGGTACTTCAGGCGCCGCGGGTGGCGTAGAGTCAGGCTCGGCGACCACTGGCGGTGTCACTTCAGGCGCTACCGTTGTGGACGTAGGATCGGGGTCAGGCGACTCGGGAACCTTTGCCAGCACCGTATCCAGCGCAGCCTGGTCCTCCGTCATGGACGTAATGGTAATGCCGTCAAACGTAACTTGGGCTTCATCAGCCATGGCGCACTTACTCCTTGTCGGCGTCGAGCTCCGCGTGCGAGTCGGAGGGACGAGATACTTTCTGCGAAAAATCAGATACCGTGCATTGTCCTAATAGCACTCCCCACGAAGGTAGCAGGGCAGGGACAAGGTCGAAGGTTCTGTCGGACCACTCTTTTGGAATTTCTATCCACTGCTCAGGCGGTTCATCAAAGTTTATTGAATGCGCCATCTCATCCCCCTCTCGCCGCGCCCAATATTCAATTACCAACCACGCCAATTACCTTGCTCTCGATTTGATGTTCCAGGGACAACTTGCCCACCATAAGTGCGATCATTCACATCTTGCCAAACGTCAGGAGCGACAAAGGGTGACGAAAAAGGCATGAGCACGAAAGATTGGTCTTTACTATCTACCCCTCTGAGCTGACTAGAAAGATATGAGACGAGACAAATCAAAAGCATCCGACCTGATCCAATCTGTCTGGGAACAATCATAATAATTAGCCGTATCAAAAGTTCACAAAGATACAAACGGAATGTAGAAGACAGAGACATGCTATCCCCCTTGTGCCGCATCTACACGCGCTTCAAATTCGTCAATATCCAAGCCACGCTTTTTCGTCTGTGCCTCAACAGCGAGCTTTGCGGCATCACTTGCCGCCTTCTGGGCCAGTTCATCCCGCCCGAGCTCCAGCTTGCCCAATTCTATCGCGTAGTCCCGCGTCTTATCGTCAAGCGCCAGTTGCTGGCTCTGGACCTGCGTGCGCAGTGCTTTGGCTTCCTGCTCCCGTTCCTCGGCATAGGCATTGAGCTGCTTCAACTGCTGCGTTTGCTGCTGCACCTGCGCTGCAAGCTGCTGCGGGCTCGGCTCATCATCCGTCCCCAACGCTTGCACCGGCACCATACGTTTCAGGCGCTCAGAGGCTTCTTGTGCGTCTGGAAAGTCCAAATTGCGTACAATGATATCAGCCAGCACGGGGCCAGCTTCGGGATACGCCGACGTGGTCTTGATAAGACTATCGGCAGAATCCTGCCGTTGTGTGGCTAAGCTCGGCCCCGTATCGATTGTTGCCTCAAACTTGCTTGCACTCAAGTCAAAGAATTTCTTCTGCCCGTCCTTGTTCGTAAATTCCTCGTTGATGGTCACGATATCTTCTTTGTCGTCCAGGCCGATGATGGAAACAACACGCTTTTGTGTGTACAGCTTGGTGATCAGGTCAAGCAGAATCCGTCCACCTTGTCGGATCGAACGGTGGGCATTGCCTGGGAAGTGCGCATTCGTAATGTCTCCCCGATGCTGAAGGCGCCGCAACGCTTCGCCGCTCTCTGGGATGCGTCCTTGCGGCAGTTCCCCCATCGTCGGTTGATGGACCCCGGACACCGCCCGCATGTCCTCGGCCGCTTGTCCGCGGAGCAGCGCCAACGCCTGAATCGGAGGCTCAGATACCTCTCGGCGCGGTGCTGGCATTACCCCTTGGCCGTCTGGCGTCATGACAATGGCGTGCTCTAGGTAGGGAGCATTTGAGATATTGGAATCACGCCACTCTCTTTCATACCCCTCAAAACTACCTTCAGCCGCAACCCATTGTGCACGAGGGGCAAGTGCAACCGTTTCCACCTCGATAGTGGCTTCAAAGTTGAAAATCCGTTGGGGATCAATCAGATTATGCGTCATACCCTTGTAAGCTATCAGCCCATTGATGTCTTCCTCCACGCCAAGCACGGGAATAATGGGGATATCCGCACCGGGCCAGGCAAAGGGTGCCATGAGAACCTCTGCACCGCTCAGCTTGATATGCCAAATTTGCTCGAAGGTCGCCATCCGATCATCGACAAATTTAATACTCTCGGGAAGCTTGGCAGGCATCTCACTTGCCTTAAAAACAGACCCGTCGCTCAACTGAACAATCTTCTCTTCATTCTTTTCGACATAATAATAATCAGCTACGCGGACGATATCCGCCGTAATCCACCCTTGAAACCGGGTATCGTGCGCCAAGGGCGCGTAGTCCACAATGGCTTTGTTCGGGAATTGCCGCTTAAATTCTGCATGGCTCATGTCTTCAACAACAAACCCAAACTGTGACCCAGCCCCGTCTGGCTCCTGACAGACCGGGTCGAGATACACACTATTCCAGTCTCGCACACGCTGAAGTTTTGGCACCAAATCAAAGGACATCTCATCCGCAAACTCTAAGATGATCCGATACCAGCCACGCCCAATACGAAATTGATGGTCCACCGCCGTTTCGTACACAATATCAGCGTTACACTCTTGCTCAATCCGTTTGATAATCCCCGCAATGACTACCGCAGTCTCTTTTCCCTTTTCCATGTTGGTCGTCGCCCTAACACGAATAGCCGGCCGGTTTTGCCGGAAAGCATTGATTTCCTGAAGGATCATGGCCTCCGTCCGATTGATCGTCAGGCACAGCCGGGGATTCGGACCGCTTTCACGGAGCTGTCGATACGTCTCTTCCCACTGGTCCCCATGCGAGAAGCGCAGCTCGAACAGGGCGCGAAGGCGATACGCAGACTCTCGCTCGCCAACCATTTTCATGTGGTCCCGAGCTTGAGTACAGATGTCATCGTTCGAGAGCTTAGGACGGTGGGGCATCGTCACCATCCTTCCACGCAAAGACCGCTGGCAGATACGGGTTGAAGGCTCCCCATGCGTTCATCAACGCTTGAATCGACTCATCTAATGCGAGCCGAATGGGATGCCACGCAGGATACCGCCCGGCAAGCGTTCCACATTGGCGCATCATAGCGCCCACGGCTTTGGAATCACTCATAGGGTCCTGGTCCAACTCGGTCATCGCTTGAACGCTCTGATGTACCATCTCTTCTCCGGTCATACGCTCCCCCATCCCCCCGCCACAAGAGGCCGAGGCGCCTGCTGTTGCCGTGTCACTGGTGGTTGCTTGGCCATGTGACGGCCAGAATTGTTAAGATACCGCATATCATCCATCAGATGGTCATTCGTTTTTACGATGTGCCCTTGGTCGTCACGTCGATAGAAATTCTTTTCTTTCCGCCACTCTTGCAGCGTCGAAAATACCTTGAACTGGTTCGTGCTAAGTCGTTCTAAGAGATTGAACAGACTAGAGTGTACCTCATTCGAGGCTGGAGCGACATGTAATCCAAGCGCACGATAATCCTGCAAGAGTTTCGCCCCGTCCTTCTGTCCACGCCCGTTTGCTGCGGGATCGATCACGCCAGGAATCCAATCACCTGCCGCCTTGATCGCCGCCGCGTGTACGCTTGGCTCGGCATGGCCTTTCTTATACTCGTGGTACAAATAATCCGTGCCAGTCTCCGGGTCAATGGCCATCCACAGCGCGGCCGTCCAATTCCATCCAACGTCCATACCATAAACACGCTTCCAGTGAGCAGGAATTTCAAACGGGTCCACAAGGTACCAATCTTCCGGAATGGGATAGACAACACCGGCACCCAGCGTAGGGATGCCTCGCGCACGTGCATCCAGCTGATAGGCAGGGATCGTGCTCAAAAGCTGTGCCTTCACCTGGTCCGTCAGATGGGGAACATCGTCCCAAGTAGCATTGACCACGTAGTGCTGACTGCCTCTTTGGTCTCCTTCAGGAAAGCGCCCCTCTGGCATAAACAGCTGAATAGCATCAGTCAGCCCCTGCTCAGGCGTGACAGTCCAGCCAATAATCCCACCTCCAAAGCGTCCAGTAGCAGCAATACGGATAAAGCACTCGGCAAGAATCTTGAGTGGACAGAGCTCATCAGGCCAGATGACATGAACCTCATTTCCCTGAAATGCTTCGTGGCCCATCTCAAAGCTTTTCAACGTCAGCTGTGAATCACCGCCGCTCACATGGTGGATGAGAGCTGTTTGTATCGCACCAGGAATACCGGGACGCATGGTAAACTTCCCGAGAGTCGCGCCAGGAATAATCCCGGTTCCAATATTGGAAGA